CCAACCAAAGTTCTTACAGTAGTTGTAGTAGTTATAGTTCTACCACTTCTATTTCTTCTTGTAGAGCTAGAAAGAACAGTGTCTTCAGTGTTAATAAAATCACCTACTGAGATTTCTTCCAAGTCACCTACTCTGTTTTGGAGTCTTGGGCGAATAACACTTTCTGCTCTTGCTCTTAACTCTTCTTCACTAGGTGGACTATTTACTTCTTGACCAATTGTTGTAACTTCTCTCCATTCATCTACAGAAGGAGAAAGAAGCATATCACCAGCATAAACAATTACATCAAATGGGTTTACATTTTCTGTTTCTGTAGCATCAACTTGGTTAATCAATACAGCAGAGTCATAAGAAAGCATAACAAAATCATTACGAATAACTGTATTTACATTTGGTAATGTAGCAAATGTTCTTGCAGAGTCATAGAAAAGATTTACGTTATTGACTTCAAAAGATGGCATCATAATGTTGTTTTCAACATCAAGGGATGCTCTATACTCTGGGTTTAAGAAATCCGTAAACGTCAAGTCTTTAAAGTTTTCTGCAAAGAAACCATTCTTAAATCTATTATTGTTGTTAGAGTCAAGAACTTCAATAGTGCTTGTTTCAAGTTCAAGTAAACTCAAAGAAACTGTATCTTCAAGGTCATCAATTCTCTTAACAATATCACCGATATCTCTCATTGTATATCTGCGATTATCAATCTTACTGACTGTCAAGTCACCACGATTATCTGTCCATGCATTCAATGTAAAGTCATATAACTTCATAGCATTATCAGGTGTGCTAGGTGACTGTGGAATTACATTAGGTTCACCCTGAACATAAGTGAGTTCATCATTGTCTGTAACAATAAGAATATCTTTTCTAGGGAGATAATAGTTCACATCAGCAGTAACAAGATCACCATTTCTAGGAAGAGCATGCACAAAAGCATCACCACCAACAAAATCACTATCATAACGATCTTTGCGACTTCTAAAGTCAAGGACATTACGCAGTTCTACAGTAGTGCCATTGCGCATTTTATGTGTTGGAATATCTTCATAAGTCAAGAAACCAGCATTGATAAGGTCTCGATAAGAATTTACTGAGAAGAAATCACCACTTGTTCCATGCTCAAAGAAGTTATATTTAACTCTTACAGTTTGATTACCGGGTAAAGTCTGTCCAGTTTTAAAGATAACTCTACCATTATCATAGAAGTTATCTCTTTGACCATTATCTGTGCTAAATCTTCCAGAAATATCGTTGCTGTCTTCATCTAAGATTTCTTTAAATGTCTTAATGTCAGCATCTGGGAGTTGCATAAACACAAATCCAGCACCATCACTTTCCAATGATCCAGTGTGGTCACTATCTGTAATCGCAGTCTTCAGTCTAGCAGTTCCAGTCTTCTGAACATATGCAAGAATTTCAAATGTTCCATCAGCAGGAGTGAGTCCATTAATTTCTGCGGTAGTGTTATTGTTTGTGATGCTAGTAGGAGACTTATGTTCACCACTATCAAGTGCCACATGCCAAAGTGTCGTGTCAGCAAAATCGCCACCACCAACTGTTGATGTGTCAATTGTTGCAACACCTGCGGTTGCAGTCTGAGTAAATTTGCGCTGAGTAGTCAGAGTGATATCTGTTAATTGTTGAGGTCTGATTCTTGGTAAGTTGAAGAACAAATTATTGTTTGCTGCTTCTTTGATTACAGCAATCCCACCTTCAAGAACAAGATTGCCATAGTTGTCAGAATCTAATCCAATTGACCTTGCATCTCTAAAGTTATTGCTACCAAACATCTGAACATCAAAGATATGGTATCTGTAGTTGCCACCATCTTCTTCTACAGCACGAATTCTAGCAGTACCAATACGATTAGCATTTACAAAGTTATCCCCGTCATCTCCACAAGAGTCATCAAGCAAATCCCACTTTTGTAAAGTTTCAATATTTGGAAGACCTTGAATGCGAGTTCCACTATTTTCAACTAAAACATAGTTACCAAAGTTTGCAGGGATTGCTTCATTTTCTTCTTCTGCTGTAGTTCTAGCACGATCCACTTCAATCTTGGTGGTTGCTGGTCTAGCAGTTCTATACCCATTCACATATGCAATACCCGGAGACACATCCAGTTCTAACTTATTTGCAGCAGTAGCAGAATTATATTTTACTGTAAAGTCTTTTGCTAAGAAATCACCATTTGTTTCTTTGGTGCGGATAGCCATCTCATCACCAATAATAGCATAGGTATTTCTATCAATTTCTTGTTGTAAAATACCATCCTCAAGTCTATTAATTGTGATAAAGTTATCACCAGAATCTAAAAGGTCACTGGTCGTAAGTGTTAATGTAATTCTATATCTGTCTGCACCCGGAGCAGTTTCGTTAGGAAGAACCTCTTGGTTATCATAAAGAGTGTTTGTATCATCGACTGTTACAATATCTTCTGTTACTTTAAAACCAATATTAGTTGTAGGAGTTCCAGAATATTTTGAAACTAAAATATCTGCTTGTGGGTCTGCCTGTACAAAATGCCCTCTAGTAAAGTATGCACCTCTATTTACAGAAGCACGGGTTCCTACACCTACTGCACGGTTCGCAGGGGTATCAGTAGACTGAACAGTAGCAGTTCCACTAGCACTACCACCAACTTCTGTCAGTGCATCACCAGCAGAGAAACGAATAGGAGTAGTGTTAGAAGAATTTTGTGATGCTGTAGTTCCCTGTGCTTGCCCTGCACTAATATAATCAACATAGATCATGTCTGGGTCGGATGCACCAGAAATAGGATTAGTTTCAGCACCTACAATCTTAATAATACGAGCTTGAATACCATCGGCATTTTGAACTACATCACCTACTGCAAGATCATTAATAGCAGAAAGTTTTACATACTCAAAACTAGTATCAATATCAAGTCCACCCGGTTCTACAACAGAACCTTCCTTAAAAATATTACGACCAAATCTTGCCAACTCTTCTTGGATAATTGTCTGCATCTGTGTAAGTTCACGAGCTTGCAGCGCACGACCAGAGTTAAACAGCACTCTGTGATAGTGATTACTTGCAGAGAAATCATCTTTATATGTCGTGTTAAAGGTGTTCTCATTAAATGTATTAGGCATTTAAATCTTTTCCTTAGAGTTGAATAATAATTTTAACGTCTTCGGTCTGTGCAGCATCACGGGTTACTGCGGAACGATTTTCAATATATAGGATGTTTCCAGAGAATGGATCAATCTCACCATCAGAGTCAGCAGTAATAGTTCCAGCATTAAGAGCGTTTGCAGAATCCTGAACCACTTCAAGGGAGAAAGGAGTGAATCCAGTATTTTCATTTTGATGATAGTATACTTTATTACTCTCAAACTTATCTACAAATGCTCTACCACCATCAGTTTGACCAACAATAACTTGGTCTGCTGCAATACCACTGGGACTTTGTAAAGTAAGAATATTTAGTGCCGATGCATTAGCACCTGTAAAGTCAGAGTCTGCTGAACTTCTAGAGGTTGGAATCTTTGGATTTTTAATCAAACCAATTTGTCTAAAGTCCTGACCACCAATTAAGAAGTCACCATTTACATCACCACTAGGTTTAGCATTAAACATTGCAGTAGTAGATTTCAAATCCACTCTTGGATCAGCACCTAAACCACCTTTAGAAATAATAGGACGGATTGAAGCACCAGAACCTCCACCACCAGAGACAGTAAGTTCAGCATATTCATACCCAGCACCGAATGGGAAACCTCCAGCAGAATCATCTACAACTACAGAACCAATTGATCCACTAGATGTTACTGATGCTCTTGCTTTAGCATTGCTTCCATTACCCACAATAGTAAGTGTTGGCGCAGAAGTATATCCCGTTCCTGCATTAATAACATTATACCCAACAATAGAACCTGCTACAGCAGCGTCTTGGATATTTTTTTGTTCTTGTGGAATTGCTGCCAAGTCATTTGCAGAATCGACAAACTCTACAGGAATAAAGTTGGCAGTAGCAAACTTATTCAAATTGGATGCAGATACAGTGTAAAGATATTTCCAAACATATCCATCAGCAAGAGGTTGTGTAGCACCGCTAACTGTAGTTCCAGTGCCAATTGTATCAGGGTTTACTGTAGAAATAACAGCATTTCCATTAGCATCTCTACCTTGACGAATACAAAGGTAAACACGGTTGGATTCTGTAAATACATAATACTGCCCATTTTGAGTGGCAGTTTGATCGTCACGATATGCACGATAAATTGTGCCACTTACCCAGTTATATCTGGGAACAACAAAACTTAAATCTGTTGTTTTAATTACAGATTGCAGATTTAGTCTAAAGTTTCTTTCCTCACGATCAGCATTTACAGTTGTAGTAGGTGGAGTATCCGTTGTATTCCATTCATCAGACTTAGCATATCCAATATAGTAATTGTTATCAGAGTCTTGTAAATCTGTAATCAAAGACCTGATTAGCTGATTTTTAAATCCATTTGTAACGATTGCTGTCATTTTTAATTTATACCTTTAATTATGGGAATGTGACTAGTCCGGTCACGGAGTCGCCAGTATATGTTGTAAACCAAGCATCAGTAGAATCATTCCAAATACAATCTAAAGCCATTCCTTTGTATAATCGAACAAAGCAGTTTGGGGGAGAACTTGCTCTGCGGTGTTCTAATCCCTTTGTACCTTGGAAATCTAGTTGAACATATCCATTAACTGGTCCAGCATATCCAATAAACGTTTTTGTCTCACCGTTTTTACTACCCTCATTAATCGTAAAATTGATTGCAGAGGAACTAGGATTTAATACCAAAACTTTCTCTTTTAAATCTGTAAGAGCCGTTCCATTATTATCTACTGTGCGGATACTATAATCTAGACCCCCATCAAGACTAACAGTTCCAGTGCCTTTTGCTTTCAAAATCAAATCAATATTTGGGTCATCACCAACTGCTGCAATGGTAGGACTAGAATCTTTTGCAGTTAATTGAACGTAGTTCTTTGGAGTGCCTACAGTTTCTAGTCCAAGAATTTCGTTATCTGCACTATCAAGAATTGTGCTGTTAATTCTAGGAGTGAGAAGGTTTAGATTTTGAATTGTAGACTTGTTTGCATTAATAGAATATGTTCCACTAGACAATGTGCCATCGTCAAGGAGTTTAACCCAATCTGTGCCAGTGTTTCCATGAGCAACTACTGCTCTTTCAGAGTCGTGAAGGAATGCAAACATACCATGATAAACTAATGCATTAGGAAGATCACCAAAAGAATCAAATGCATTACCAAAATAAACCTTTGCTGCTGTTGCAGATACTCCAGCAGAATCCCTTAAATCAATCACTCTACCGTGATGCCCACCTTCATTAACGATAGTGGGAATTACACCTGACTTATTCTCAAGTGTAAGAGTTTGACCAGAAGCATCTGGATTTTGGAAAGTCAGTTTAGTGGTATGCCCTTCACTATCAGTAAAGACAATACCATCACTATCAAAAGTAATCGGAGAACCTAAAGAGTCAGCGGAGGTTCCGAATGCTGTGTAGAGTTCACTAAAGTTATCATTGATCTTGCCAGCAGCAGAACGCAGGGTGTCCCCTGTTCCATCGTTTGCACTTGATCCTCTGTTGATTGGTAATCTAGCCATGTGACCTTCTCATTGATTTAGTTTTTTAATATTTATACAGAAACTTTAAGGTGTATCATCATCAGAATCAAAATAGAATGGGAATACATCTTCATCTGTCGTCTGAATCGTATCAGACATAAGAATAATAGTTCCAGAAGTTGCAGAATCATCGAATGTTGGTGAATTAGTGTTAAGGATATCTGCAATAGAGGCATAGTTATCGTAGGAGTCACCAATACTGCCAAAGGAATCTTGGTAAAAATTGATACCTCTATCGAGATAGAATCTCGTCCCACTGTCCCCCATAGAAACAACACTACTATCAATACCTGTGATGTTAAACAGTGCAGTAGTTTCGATAGATGCCTCAGAAGCAATCACAACATCTTCTGTCTCTGTTCTAAGAAGATCAGTGACCGTAGGCATAGTTGCTGGAATTTGAGAGTTTTCAGGAATAGTTTCGAATACAACTTCAGAAAAAATATTAAACCCTGCTGGGTGTAGGTATGCCTTGTAATAGTCAAACCAAAGACTTCTAGGAATGTTACTTCTAATTAGAATAGAATATATTTGATAGAAAAAAGAATCTTGAATATATCTTAATGATTCAGCGCCAATGTTACTCTCCCCAACAATAAACATATTGTCTTTTGGAAAAATTTGAGTTGCATCTTCTTGGAAGAAATATCTAAAGAATCCATCAACAGCAACACCTGTCCCTTTAGACCTATAAAATCCCGGAAGAAGTTGATAAGCAAATCTAGGTGCAGGAAATGTCTCTTTATCAATTCCGGGAATTCTTTCTTGGAATAATAAGTCTAGGAATTTATCTTTAGTAGACCCTGCTTCTTTTGCATAAAAGATATTTTTCAGATCATGTGAAGGTTGCCCATCACTATCCATATAGTCATAGTATGCTTTTAAAAAAGAAACGAGTTGAGGATATTGCTCTTTAAAATGTTCAGGTACAACAGTATCAACTTGCGACTGATACATGTTCGCATTATTACGATTAAAATCTGTTGTAGTTCTTACATTACTCATTTTAGTTAGTCACACCACTTACTGCATTTGCCGAGTTTGTATCAGCAGAAGCTGTCACAATATTTGTTCCTAATACAATAACTGTATTACGGAGAGGTTTGACATCAGAACCATCTGCTGGAACTGCATTAAGTCCAATATAACTTTGACCAGAAGAAATACTATCAGGTTTAAACGCAGAAAGAGTTACAATTCCTGTAGATGGAACATAACTACCAATATTATCATTTACAATATTACCATCAATATCTACGATTTGCAGAACTGTAGAATGTCCAACTTTATTTCTAATAGTGCAAATTCTATTATTGACTACAAATCTTTCACTAGTAATAGAAGGTGCTACCATCATAGGTTCTTCAATTGTGTTCAAGAAAGATATAGTATAGTCAGTAG